TTCAGCGTTCGCAAGAACAACTGAAGGTACTTTCGAAGCACCAACTAACACAAAATTTGTTGGTACATTAAACGGCGCAATGAGAGTATATGTAAACTCATACTTGGTAGATGATTCTCCAGTATTAGTAGGTTACAAAGGTGCTGGTGAAGTAGACGCGGCGGCATTCTATTGCCCATACATCCCATTAATGTCATCAGGCGTTATTGTGGATCCGTCAACTTTTGAACCAGTAGTGAGCTTTATGACAAGATACGGTTATGTAGAGTTAACAAACACTGCATCATCACTTGGTAATTCAGCAGACTACCTATCAAAAATTGCTATTTCAAACGCAACATTTATCTAATTTTAGATATCAATACAGAAACCCCGGATTAATTCCGGGGTTTCCCTTGACTATACACATATTATAAATTGGCCAAATCTGCTAAATAATAGTAACATACATTGGAGCATCGTACGATATGGCAGATCAAACAGTTATTAGATCAAGTGACTTAATTATTACAGGAAATCTACAGGTTTCTGGGTCACAAATCACTACCGATCAAAATGATTTAACAGTTAAAGATCGATTAATTACACTTAATAAAGAAGGTACATTAACTGGAACTGATAAATCAGGAATTGAAATTGAATCAGGTGGAACAATTATTGCTACACTTGGATATACTACTAATGGTAGTGGTGGTTGGGATTTTGGCGGCGCCAATATTATTAATGCTGGTTCTATTAGCACTAGTTTAACAGGATTATCAGATACTCCATCAAATTATACAGGCTCAGCAGGTCAATATCTAAAAGTTAATTCCGGTGAAACAGCAATTGAGTTTGATGCATTGACAACAGATGATGTAACAGAAGGCACAAACTTATACTATACCACAGGTAGATTTGACACAGCATTTTCAGGTAAAACAACAACTGATTTATCAGAAGGTACAAATTTATACTACACAACAGGTAGGTTTAACACAGCATTTTCAGGTAAGACAACAACTGATTTATCAGAAGGTACAAACTTATACTACACAGATGGTAGATTTGACACAAGGTTAGCGGCAAAAACAACAACAGATTTAACAGAAGGATCAAATTTATACTACACAACAGCAAGAGCAAACACAGATATTGATGCAAGATTGGCTACAACATCAATAAACATATTAGACGATGTAGATACATCCGGAGTATCATCAGGTCAAGTGTTAATGTGGAATGGTGCAGACTTTGTACCACAAGGAGCACCGTTGGGTGTAACAGAAAATCAAGTAGCAATTACATCGTCAACAGGTGCTATTTCGGTTGCTAATTCTTCTTTTGATACTTCTTCTAGTACAGCAACAAGAATTGGTAATTCTGTAACATTAACAGTAGAACAAAATGCAACGGTATTAGTTTCATTTAATGCAGGACTTGTAAGTCAAAATACTGGTTCTGATACAGCATTAGCAATACAAAAATCAATAAATGGAGGAACAAGTTTTACTAGTTTAGTAGAATTTGCTAGTAACTCTACAGGTTTTCCTTTAAACTTTACATACTTTGATAATCATGCTACAGCAACATCATCAGTAGAATATAGAGTAGTAGTAAGATCTGGGACACCAACAATAACATATTCAGTATCTAATATTAATTTTTCAGCAACAGAATTTAAAGTAGGAGAATTTGGATCATTAAATGATCTTTCTGACGCTACTATTACTTCGGAATCATCAGGACAAATATTAAAATACAATGGATCACAATGGGTAAATGAAACGCCAACAATTTCAGTTAATTCGGATGTAGCAGTAACTTCACCAAGTACAGGTCAAGTACTAAGATATAATGGTTCACAGTTTGAAAACACAGACCTAACAGCATTTAGTATTGGTGGTTTTGGTGATGTAGATACCACTACTGCTTCTACAGGAAAAATTCTAAGATATGACGGTTCTAGTTGGAACGATTCAGATTTAACACCATTTAGTATTGCTGAATTTGGTGATGTTAACATAGGCACACCATCCAACGGAGCAGTATTAAAATATAACACATCGACTTCACAATGGGAAGCTGGTGTAGACATTGATACAGATACAGGTATTTTAAGTATTGTAGAAGATACATCACCGCAACTTGGCGGAAATTTAGATGTACAAACAAATTCAATTGTTTCAACAGGTGCTAATAATATTGTGTTAGAGCCTCAAGGTACAGGTATTGTACAAATTAATGGCGACCTAACAGTTACAGGCACAGCAACAACGCTTGAAGTAACCAACGTCGAAGTTGAAGATGCTATAATGTTGCTAAACAAACATAGTACACAACCAGCAAACAATACCAATGATGGTGGTATTATGGTACAACGTGGTACTGCTGAAGACAATGCCGCATGGTATTGGGATGAAACAGATGATAGATGGGTAGCGGCAACAACAACAAACACTGCGGCAGATGTTGATCTTAGTGCTACAGCAAACGCAGACATACAGGCGGCCACTGCATACCTAACAGCAACACAGGCACAGTATGCTGACTTGGCAGAAATTTATAAATCAGATGCAGATTATGAACCTGGCACAGTTGTTGTGTTTGGTGGCGAGCATGAAGTTACACATTGTAATAGATTATTAGATCATAGAGTAGCAGGAGTAGTATCAACAGCACCAGCATATCTAATGAATAAAGATGCAGAAGGTATAGCAGTTGCGTTACGTGGTAAAGTTCCTTGTAAAGTAGAAGGTCCTGTTAGAAAAGGTGATCTACTTGTAACTAATGTAACACCAGGTACTGCTACAACACTAACAGATGATAGTCCGGCGCCGGCAGGTTATTGTGTGATTGGTAAATCTTTGGAAGATAACAGTAACACAGGCATTAAGTTGGTTAACATTGTTGTTTAAAGATATCTTTTGTTGATAGAATCTTGAGTCCAAATTAAAAATTCTTTTAGAGTTTTAATCCAACTTTTCATATCAGTTTCAATTTCAACACAATGATAGTAACTCATTGGTAGTACAAAATAAGGATATTCTTTTTTAGCGTCTTTGTATTTTTTTTGCATTTCTATAATACTTTTTAAATCAATATTAATATCTTTTATAATGTTATTGATTTTTTCTTCGTTTTTATATTGTTTAATTAACCACATGTGATAGTCATCGTCTGATTCAGGCATAGCCATAATTTCTTCTAGTTCAAATCTTAAAGCTCTAATTGGATTGATATCTTTTCTATATTTTATAAGAATTGACGGAACTTTATATTTTACGTTGTTTGTTTTGAGATTTTGTAGTAGGTTAAAATAATTATCTTCAAGTACAAATCTAATATCCATAGATTCTTGACTAGTCATTTGTTTAACTGCTTGTTGTATTTTTTGCAGTATTTTGAAAAATCGTTTTTTACTCGAAGTAGAATATTCTGCTAATTCATTATTAATATCTTCTTGTGTTTGTATTTTTGGATAGATAGTTTCAAGTATAAAATCTGTAACTATGTTGTCTCTTTCAAATTGATTGAGAGCATAGGCTATTTTAGCCTGGTTGAAACTGATAATACCTGACACTGTGTTAATCCTGTTGTTTTTAAGTAATTTACTTAATACTATTTACTATCAGTTTGAGCTTTTTAACATTATTTTTATCTAACAGTGTTTTACGAGCTCCTTGATGCAGTGGTTTAGGTAAACGATTAATTTTTGACCAACAGTAATCTTGTGATTCGTGATTTAAATTTGGAGTAAATTCTTCTGGAGTGACAATAACAAAAGTATGATACATAAAATGACCATCTTTGCTTTGATATATGTCTAGTGGATGTATTTTTATAATTTCAGGAACAAAGCCTATTTCTTCTTTTAGTTCTCGTTTAAGAGCACCAATAACTGTTTCTCCACGTTCAACTTTACCTCCCCAAAAACTCCAGGTATTTGAATTGCTGACACTTTTTGATCTTTTATTTAGACAGAATTTTTTTGTGTCTTGAGATAAAAACGTGGCTCCTACAGCGTCATACATATTAATATTTATAGCATGATTGTTGACCAAAGTCAAATTAAAAATTAGTTACCTGATAGGTTTAAAATCCAATATCCCGGCTTGTATTGTCCTTGATATGTGTCAATCCATTCGGTACCATTCCATTGATATTGGAAACCTGTGGTAGTGTTTGTAACATATTCTGTTGTTGAAGTATTTGTACTTGCATCAAACGAAACAATCCATTGAGTACCATTAAATTCAATAATATCATTTGCTGAAGCAACCACATTACCCCAGTTACTAGAGCCGTCAACAATATCGTTGATGATTAAATATCTTTGACCTGCTTGTTGCCCTGCTAGTGTGCCGTCACCTGGTGTGTTTTTTTGTGGATCAATAATTTTTAGCACAGCAGATTGTGTATTAGTAGGTAGTGTTGCTGAATCAACAGTAAAAATTAATTGATTATCATTCACTGGATTGTATGCAATAGTACCAACAATATCTTGTGTTGAGTCTTCAATGTCTGATGCACGTCTTAGTTTTAGTTTAGAAGTTGATGCTTGAAATTCACCATACTGTTCAAAAAATTCTTTCCATGAATATCCTTCGTTAACACCATGTGCATTTAGCAAACTAATAGTATTACCAACAACACTGATTTGTGTGTCTTGTGGTGTAACAACAATTTCTTCTAAGTTACTGAATTGATCAAAAAAGTCCTGCATATTTTTGTCATATTCTAAATCGCTTAGGTTATCATCCATGTGTATTCTATTGATAATTCCGTGAATGATTTATTGTTTTTTAACTTTTGCTGGAGGATTAATCCAAATTGGAACTTGGAAAATAAGTGTAGCAATATCTAATTGTGAGTCAACACCTTGTGGAACTGATCTCGATGACCATTGTATATCAATTAGTTCAACAACTGTAATGTTGGTCCAATCTAGTGGATTCGTGTTTGATTGTATTTCCACAGTTGGATTAAACAGTGTTAATATCTGTTCTAGCAATTGTAATTTTTGTTCTGTATTTGAACACCATACATCAACATTAATGGTTAGATCATATGGCACAGGCATATAACGTTCTACAGTATATGTATTGCCAAGTTCTGCTGTGTATTGATCGTTGATAGCATCATATTTTCTTTCTTGTACTTGTTGTGCTGAAATTAATTTTGGATCGTGTCTACGTTCTCTTGCGACATTTAAGTTAGCAACATGACAAGTCATAAATGGTGCAGAATTTAATGCATTTTCTGTGTTACCACGTAGTACATGTGCAACCATTCTAGACATGTCTGCATAACGCATTGGTACATTTCTGTATGTTTGTGATGCACTACCTCCTGCATTTTTTTGACCACTTTGAATTTGAAAGCCGTTAAAGATACGTACAAACTGTAGTAAATATCTTCTTATTTGTTGATCATACCAAAATTGTGCCATTATACATCTGTCCTTGGTTTAACTGCTTTGCTTAAACCTTGCTGTTCGTTACCGTCAGCAGTTCCTTCTGTTGAGTTTGTATTTTCAATAAACGTATTTAATATCCTATTAGCCGCAGAATATGTACCTCTAAAATCGTCTTCGATTTTGATAAATCTGTTACCAACTTTTTTGAACAATCTGTTTGGCTCGTAATCTGTACGTAGTATGTAATCTCCATCATTTAATGAATTAGGGAAACTTGAACCTGTGTGTGCAATTTGTATACCATTAGGTGGTTTACCGTCACCAGCATGTACACCAACCTTGGTTGAAAATCCAAATGCATCGTTGGCTGAATCTTGACTTGAGTGTAATGTAATGTCTTGTGTTAACCAACTGTCTGTGGTTGATGAATATTTTTTAAATGATACATTTAATCCACCTGTTGTATTTGGTTGCCACCATATCTTACCATTGGTATTTGTTGTTGGTTCAGTTGCACTAATGGCAACATCTACACCAAGTAATCCAGTTGTGGTTGAATCTGTTGCAATTTTTACCCATGAACCGTTTGAAACTTTTTTAAAATACGTTGCACCAACATTTCTATCTGAAACTACTACAGCATAATCACTTGAAGGTACATATGATGATATTGGTGCTTTGGTAGTACCGTCTATGTTTGCTGAGTCAACTATTGATACACTTTGAGTATTCCATACATTGCCATCACCAACATATAATCCCCAGTTGGTATTTGCTGTGTCTAACCAATAGTCACTGTTTTTGTAATTGTCAGTTGGTGCTGTTGAACTTACAAGATAATCAAATGTTTGCCAACTTGTGTTTGTTGACTCGTACAGTTTAAATGATGCTGTATTGGTTTGCCAATGACCATAAACTATACCTGGAACATATTCGTCTGCTTTGTTAACATATAGGTGTGCGGTTTCATATCCTTTTTTAGGAACTTCGTTTTGTGCTTGATTAACAATTGCGTCACCTATATCAATTTCTGATTGATATGTAGAAATTAAATTTCGTAAATCATCTTTTTGTTCACCAGTACCAAGTATATCTGAAAACTCTGGTGAGTCTACCAATGGAGTACATTTAACTCTCCAAATGTGTGGATACCAAGTTGGTGAATAACCTTCTGAACCTCTTGCCGCATCCTCGATAACATAGTATCTGTTGATTGCTTGTGGACCTTCTGGATAGTAGGCCGCAACTTCTCCTACGGCTGTGCTTGATGTTCCTGTAACAGTTTCACCAACTGTAAAGTTGCCATCTGTGACCATTCTTAAAACTTTTGCATCGTGATTATAATTTACTACCGTTGCGGTTACACCACTGGTTGCACCTGTTATGGTTTCACCTTTTCTGAATTTTTTTGCTGGCTTTGTGGTGAACTCTAAACGTGCCATGTCTAACATTGTGTCATCACGTTGATGTGGTAATTCTAACACATCTCCACTCATTAATTTTCTACCTAGTATGTTGATCATTTCGTTTAGATGAAATGTCATATAGATAGTATCGTTGGATAAAAATGCACCAAATTGTGTTAGATCAAAATCTGAATCCTGTACTTGATATACTCCACGCATATCATACACATCTGGATCGTACTTGCGATCTCTGTTTTCTAAAAATAATAAATCTTGTATGTTGTTAGGACGCACCACAGAATTGTCAGGTTGTGTTGAATCTGTGGTATTTGCTTGAGCATGTGGACCAAGGTATTTGTGTATGAATACCCCAGTGCCACCAACATTAAAATGTTCGCGGATCACACGGTCTATCATCTTATAATCGTTACCTTTTTGTGGTTTCCATAAGCTCAGTCGTGGCATGTTAATATCCTTTTGTACAAGTATTTATTCAAACAAAGATTGACAAAACTAGTGCATTGTGTATAATCGTGTATATATAGCAATATGGATGAGAAAAAATTGACCAACAACGATTTATTAGAAATACCAAGTTTTTTAAAGAGAGATGCTGAAAATAACATGGTTAATCTGCCAAAAATAGCAGTACAACAATCTATTGAAGCAGTAGAACAGCCGCAAAAATCTGAAGAAACAAAGCCAAAACGTCCAAGCATTCAAGATCGTATGCGTACAAGAATGTTTAAAATTATTGGTGATATTGATGATGAATTTGAAAAAGTATGGGCTAGAAACGAAGATTCTAAAAAGTTCAAAGCATATCATTATTTCTTAGCACATGATATACCAGGTGCATTTATGAAATTAATCAAAGAACAAGTAAATCTTTATATTGATGAACAGTCAAAAGGTTTGATATACAGAGATATCAAACCAAAAGATCGCACAGATGAACAGCAAGATTATGTTGAAGCATTTGAATCGTATTCGACATCACAGATGAAACAGCACATTGCTTGGTGGCAACGTGTGTACAAAGATTGTGAAATTTGGGAAGCCAACAAAAAGAAACAGCGTAAGCCACGCAAATGGAAACCACCATCAAAAGAAAAACAAGCGGCTAAAGTAAAATACAAGCCAGAATTTTCTGAACTTAAATTGGTATCAGAACCTCCTATCAATTTGATTGGATGTTCAGCAGTGGTTGTATATAACACTAAAAACAGAAAATTAGGTATATATGAAGCCACACACAAACATCATGGTTTAGCATTAAAGGGTACAACCCTTTTAAATTACGCTACAGACGGTGCTTTACAGAAAACAGTACGTAAACCCCAAGAGGTGATGGAAAAGCTAAATAAGGGGGGTTTACAAGCGATTAAGAACACCTTTAACGCACTATCTACCACTGAAACCAAACTTAACGGACGCTTAAACAAAGAAACTGTACTGATCCGTATTTTCCAATAAAGAAATAAATACAAGTATAGGATATTAAAATGGCCAAACAGAAATCAAACAGAGACAAAATTATTGAAGATATGCGTAACCTACTAGGTGATGGTATGGTTGATGTTGAACTTGATCCAAAACACTACAATCAGGGTTTGGACATGGCTTTTGATAGATTTAGACAAAGATCATCAAATGCCAATGAAGAAGCAACACTATTTTTGCAAATACAAAAAGACACAAATGAATACACATTGCCAACAGAAGTTATTGAAGTGCGTGAAACATTTAGACGTGCATTGGGATCAGATCAGCAATCAGGTATTGATGTTGACCCATTTGAAATTGCCTACACTAACTTATACTTTTTACAAGCAGGTAGAATTGGTGGCTTAACCACTTGGGAAGCATTCAGTCAATATCAAGAAACTGTTGGTAGATTGTTTGGTAACAAAATTAACTTTACTTGGGATACAGTAACTAAAAAATTAACAATCATTAGACGCCCAAGAAATGCGGAAACATTATTATTACAAGTTTACATGAAACGCACAGATGAAACTCTATTAGATGATCCATATGCAAAATCATGGATAAGAGAATATGCACTTGCACAGTGTAAAATGATGTTAGGTGAAGCAAGATCAAAATTTGGTCAATTACCTGGTGCACAAGGTGGTGTTACACTAAATGGTGCTGATCTTAAAGCAGAAGCACAAGCATCTATGGAAAGACTTGAAGACGAAATTCAAAAATACGTAGATGGTGGTGATCCACTATCATTTGTAATAGGATAAGACCATGGCGGCTAACGGTATATCAACACTAGCAACCAAACAAGCCAAGCAACAAGCCAAATTAGATATTGCAGAAGCAAAGCGTCAAGGTAAAACTGTGGCAGTTGATGGAACTATTACAGGCAGTATTGATGCTACAAAACCCTACTACAGATCACTTAATACTTTAAACATCAATTTGTTACCAACAAAATATTCAGGAAACACAGTTTCAGATAATGCAAATGTAGGTGGACTGCAATCTGGTAGACCTTGGGAGTAATAAATGGGAGTAAAAAATCCAAACTCAACTGATTACGTTCACTCAGATGAACCTAACACATATAACATACACAAAGCTCTAGATTATAATCAAGCAGGCCAACCCATTGTGAGAACCAGTGGTTCTAGTTACGACTGGAGCATCAATATCAGTGCTGGTGCAGTTGATGGTGTTGGTTACATTGAAAAGTTTGGTATGAATGTGGATGTAGATTCAAACAAAGAAACCATATGGGATGGCGGTGGAATATATTCTTATATCGCATCTCCAGAAACTCTAGCAATTACCAGCAGTCAGACATCAAAAGACAACGCCACAGGCACAGGTGCAAGAACTGTTGAGATACAGGGATTAAATTCTGCATACGAAGTGGTAACAGAAACACTCACAGTGGGTGGTTCAGCAGGCACTGAAACATTTATCAGAGTGTTTAGAGCCAAAGTGATCACAGCAGGCACCAGCGGTGTTAATGAAGGAGTAATCAGCGTCACAAGTCAAAGCACCAGCACAGTGTTGGCTCAGATTGGTGTTGATGGCACAGGATCCAATGCGGCAGGTAGAGGTCAGACATTTATGAGTTTGTACACAGTGCCAGCAGGAAAAACAGCATATTTGACACAGTGGACAGTGGGTGCAGGTAAACAGAACACAGATGCTGTGGCTTTTATACTTGCTAGACCGTTTGACGGTAACGGTGCTTGGAACAGCAAAGACATCATCACAGTGAGTGCTACAACCTACAGCAAAGACTACAAAATTCCACTACAATTCACTGAAAAAACTGACATAGAAGTAAGAGCATATTCTACAACCAACAATTCTTTGGTCAGTAGCACATTCAATTTAATTTTGATTGACAATAGTTAGTTTATAGTATAATATGTAGCTATGATTGAAGTTACATTAGATGTAGATAAAATTTCCAAGCGAGATGAATACATAGGACAATCAACCGGAACCAGTGTTGAAGGCGGAGCTCTTAATGCCAACTACAGAGAAGTTGATGCAGTTGCCAGAGTAGCTAACTATATGGGTATGCTTGGTTACAAATATGAAAAAGATTGGCATTGGGAAAATGCTGGTTGCGATGAATTAACTGTAAAAGTTGACAGCGAAGATATTGCAACACAGTTGAAATTAAGGTGGTAAAATGCTTATAGGACTAGTAGGTTGGATAGGCAGTGGTAAAAACACTGTAGCAGATATATTATCAACACAGCACAATTATAGAAAAGATTCATTTGCGGCACCATTAAAAGATGCCACAGCAAACATATTCAATTGGCCTAGGAAAACACTAGAAGGTGATACAGATCACAGTAGGCATTTTAGAGAATGTGTTGATCCTTATTGGGCAAACAAACTTCAAATCAAAAACTTTACACCAAGACTAGCATTGCAAATTGTTGGCACAGAACTATTTAGAGAACATTTCCATCCTAAAATTTGGTTAGACAGTTTAGAGCATAGATACATTGCAAATGGACAAAAACCCACTATTATCACAGATTGTCGTTTTAGAAATGAACTGGCTTTTATCAAACAAATGGGCGGGTTTACTATTAGAGTAAAACGTGGTGATGATCCACATTGGACAGAACTAGCCAAACAAGCACAGCAAGGTGATCAATTTGCTGTACAGCAATTATCAGATACTGGTATACACGCTAGTGAGTGGGATCATACAGGTGTACTAGTGGACTTTATAATTGAAAATAACGGAACACTAGAACAACTTACAGACAAAGTAAATGGTGTAACTAAAGTACTAGCAAAAGTTTCTAAAACTAAAAAAACCACACAAACATTCTAAACGTCAGGCATCAAATCACCTTGGCGCCATTTGAATTCTTCCATGGTCATGATTCTTTGACAGTTAGCACATATAGTTTTTAAATTATTGATGGCACTGTTGCGTAGATCTCCGTCAATGTGATACACATCTAATTGTGCTGGGTGTTTGGCTTTAAATCCGCACTTTTCACATATGGCTTTCTTTTTATAACCACTTTGTTGCCAACTAGCACTAGAACTAACACCTTTGCCTTTGCTTATGCGTATACATTTATCGCACATTTTACGATAATAGGTCTTATCACCTTTTTTATAGTTAAAGGCTCTAGGTCTTGACTTGCATTTTGTACATAGTGGTCTATTATCTGTCATAACTGTATTTACTGCCCTTTTAAAGGGGAAAATATTGGTGCTTAAAACACCCTCTTTTACCCAACTTCTAATAAATATAGTATATGATGGTGACAAGAATGTTGCCACAATTATGAAGGAGAGATTACAATGCCAGATTTAGTTTCACCGGGTGTTTCAGTTACAGTAACTGATGAATCATTTTACGCGGGGTCACCACAAGGCACAGTACCATTATTTGTAGTAGCATCAGCACAAGACAAAGCTGATCCAAGTTCTACAGGCTCAACAGCAATTGGTACTACAAGTGCAAATGTGGGTAAACCTTACCTAATTGGTTCACAGAGAGAACTGTTATCAACATTCGGTACACCAACATTTTATTCAGCTGGTTCAACAATGTTACCAGGTGATGAAAGAAATGAATACGGTTTATTAGCCGCATATTCATATTTAGGAATTTCAAATAGAGCATACGTGGTTCGTGCTGATGTAAACTTAGCAGAACTTAC